TGTGCTGAGTCCGGTATTATCCAAATTTCCATGTTTGTAGTTTTTATCGTATTTATCTCCTAACTTTTTTTGCATAACTGGAAGAAACTTACCAAACTGAGCAAATAATATGTCAGAAAATAAATTTACATTTGGTGAAAAAGCAGTAGGACTGTCTTTTAACCCCTCCAATGATGATACAGTTTATAAAATTAAGAAGCATTATGCAGATTTAATTGACCTCTTAAACAGCTTAAGAGAAAATGAACTTTTAATAGGAAAAGCAGGTGGCGTTGTAAATCAAGAGAAAGTAAGAATGTACTCTGTAGCAATTACAGAAGCACAAACTTCTCAGATGTGGGCCGTAAAAGCTGAAACTTGGAAATAAGAATATAAATACTTATCTTTGAACCGTAAATGAAAATTTTACCTAGAATAAATAACTGTGTTATCAGGCTTTGGTTTCCATCAATGGAAGATCTAAATGCTTATTGGAAAGAGCACAGAGCTTTAAGACTAGGTAAAGAGTTGACAGTTAACATAAAACCAATGACTTATGAAGAAGTTAAAGGTTATGAATTTAAAGTAACATGAATACTATAACAATACCAACAGATTCACAAAATGTATTTTATGTATACCTTTTAATTCTTAATTCTTTTATTGGCCTAAAAGATGAGGAACAAGCTTTTAAATTAAATGCTTTAACTCCAAAAGAACTTGATGTAGTATCTGAAATTATGAAAGTCAATGATCAATTTAAAAATGTTGATATTAATTTTAGATCCAAGTATATCCACTCATCAGATGTAAAAAAACTCATAAGAGAGAATCTGGAAATGGATTATACTAATTTTGTCAACGTTTTAAGTAGGGTTTCTCAAAAAGTTTTAAGTTTTAACGGTTTACCTATTTATGAAAAAGGAAAGTTAAACCCAGTACTAGATAAAATAAACACCGATGGCATTCAGTTCAGATTTAAATTGGAACAATAAAGCAATAAAGTTCTCCCAGAAACAAGCAGATTTAACCAGAGAACTTGCTAAAAAGTATGGTTTAAATGTAGATGATGTCATTACGTTTCAAGCAGAATTAGGAAGATTTATAAACGGGCGTATAGAAAATAATTTTGAAGTAATATTCTTTGCTCAGTTTGGTAAGTTTCTTCCAGTTATGCAAAAAAAGTTAGGAGATAAATACGATAAAAACTACAAACATGGAAATTTGGATAATACCGGACTCAGCACAGAAGAGGAAAAAACTGAAGATTGAACCCTTGTTTGTACAGGGAGATCCAGTTGAGCAGCTAGTCTCTGTAATAAATGACGAAAAAGAGATTGGAGTAATTTATGACATGAGATTAAACATGACTAGTTTTACATTTGAATATTGGGCTGTTTTTCTAACTAAATCTGGATGGTTTCAAGAGCATGAATTAGTTGAATTTGAAATTCCAGAAGAAAAGAAAATAGGCTTTTTAAAAGAGCAAACACAAGCAGAAGACAATGGTATTTCAAGTTGATGAAAATTTTTGGAAAGTAAATAGTTTCTTTTTAACTTTAGAAACATTTGCTAGTTTATATGAAAAGGATACTTCAGAGAATAAAGAGGCGTCTAGTAAGTTAATGTGGGCCCTGTCTTTATGTGTAAATCCTCAGTCTCCGATCTATTCAGTTCTAACAAGGTGGGATCAGGTTAAAAAAACTATTTTAGCTAACCCAAAGTTTAACTGGAATTCTAAAGAAAATAAAAAGTTAATTGAAGATTACAAAGATGTAGTCTTAACAGTGGCAGATAAAAGTTACATGTTTTGGTGCGAACATATGAAAAAAAGAGAAGAGTTCGCTAACTCAGTGGATTATAAAACAGCTGATGACAGACGAATTGAACTTGTAGAAAGTATCTTAAGTAAAACACCTAAACTGTACGATGAACTAGATAGAATTAAAAAACAGCTAAGTGCTGACATAACATTATCAAAATCAAAACCAGTTTCTGAAAGTGATTCTGGAAAAATTTAACCAACAAACATGAGCAAAAATAAAAAACCAAGCTTTTCAATTGACGGATTAGCAACGCACGTAGATAAATTCTCCAAAAATGTAGAAGAGAATTTTAATAATATGGGTATGCATATTAATTTTTTACAGCAAGAATTAAGATTACAAACTGAAAAATTTGACTACCTGATTAACTTACTGCTAAAAGATAAAGATTTTCCTAAAGTGGTTGAATCAGCCTTTACTGATGAAGATTTTAATAAACAATATGAACCAGTATTAGGTAAATTCTACTTTGATAAAGAAAATAAACACCTTGTTGAAGTTGAGCTCCTCACGAAAGGATATTCTATTCTTTCCTCTAAGGCAATTGAGGGTACCGAAAATTTTGAATTTACCTTTAATAACATTGAAAAAGGTATTCTTTCTGTTGAAGCTGCTACACCTGCTGAAGCACTTACTAAACTTAAATATAAACTTAGACATCCAATCGAAATTATACATGGCTAACACAATTACACTTAATGTTAAAGAGTCTCTTATACAGAGACTTTATGATGAAAAACTTATTACTTTTGGCGAACTTCTTGTACTGCTAAAAGACAACTCTGAATTTGAGTACACACCAAATTTTTGGCCAACCTGTCCGGAACCAATTTATCATTATTATCAGTACACAATTCCTCCTGTAACTTGTCATGGTTAATACCCAACTCTTTAAACTTGATGAAATTCCACAATTTAGCCCTACGCTACATTCAGCGGAACGCATGGAGTTTTGGAGAGGAGTAAAGAGGAGAATAGTTGAGGGAGAGAGAATTGCCGGAATATGGTGCCCACCACCTTTATGGTACGGTATTAATTTTCACAATATAGATCTAGAAGATGCCTATGCTAACCAAAGCATGGGCCTTCTATCTATAAGAGATATTGATTGGGATATTTATTATAACTTTGAAGAGGCCAGAGGTTTTTCTGGCTTTGCTAATTTAGATACATCATCAAATAGACTATTACTTCAAGATCTAACCGACGATGAATTAAAAATTAGATGTACTATCGCTGGAACCTTTGTTCCTGAAATTTATGGTAACTTGTTTAAAGCTGATGGGACTAGAAAAGATTATGTACCAGCAAAAGAAGCAATTAGAAAGGCATATAGTGATCCAGGTAAAGCTTTATACTTTAATGATGCAAAGAATTATGTTATCCTAGGAGGACGAGGATTTGGTAAAACCGTATTAGGATCTGTTTTATCTGCACATAATTTTATTACGGATGGAGTTGTAGACTATGATAGATATTTAACTCAAACAGCTAAGAAACAGTTTCCTAAGTCCACTACTTTAATTGGATCAGAAGAGACTAAGTTTGTTGCAACTTTACAGTCTTATATTAAGAAAGCATTTAACTTTTATCCGGGAAGTATGTGGGAAGGTGTAGGAGACAACGCTGTGTTTTATCCATCTCCTATTTCTAAAACCATAGCAGTAGGTAGTGACTGGAAATTAGGAGCCGCTGGAGGTGTTTTTACAAATTGGGGAACTACTTTATACTCAAGGGTGTTTGCTGATAATGTTTTAGCTGCAAACTCTTTAAGGCCTAACTTATCGGTTATTGACGAGTTTGGATTAGTACAATATTTAGAAAGTATTATTACTGGTATTGAGGGTTCTTCAGCATCTAAAGCTCGTAAAAATAACGTAATGCTTTTTACAGGTACTGGTGGTAAACTGAAAAAGGGAACAGCAGCTAAATATGGAGAGGCCTTATTTACAAATCCAGAAGCTTATAATTGTTTGGTGTTTGATGATATTTATGAAGGCAGGGGAAAAATAGGATACTTCTTACCAATTACTCACACTTCAATGAAGTACAAGGATGCCAATCTTCAAACTATGGCAGACTATGCGCTTAAAACTGAGTTAGCAGAAAGAAAAAAATTAAAGACTAGTAATGCTAGATTAACTGGTTACATAATAAATAATCCTCTAGTTCCAAGTGAGTGTTTTTTACTTGAAGATAATAATAAATTTCCATCCGCTTTACTTAAAGCACACTTAGCACAACTTAAATATGGAGAGTCTCAACATAAGTTAGAAAGCACAAGAGTTGGATGGTTAAAATGGGGTGATTCAGAAAAACTTTATTTCCAAGATAGTACTACTGATAAACCTATATTAGGATTTCCGTTTTTAGGAACTGAAGCAGAAAAAAAGGGTGCCATTCAAATGTTTGAAGAACCTATTATTGTTGAGGGTTCTGTACCTAGAAATAGATACATTGCAGGAATTGACCCAGTAGACCAAGAAAAAGGAAGATCTTTTCCTTGTATTTGGATTAAAGACTTGATTACACAAAGGCTTGTGTGTAAGTATATGGGAAGAACTCAAGATCCAAAATGGTTTTATGAGGTAGCTAAACGTATTATTTTATTCTACAATGCTAAGGCAATGTATGAAAACAACTTAAAAGGATTCTTCATGTTTATGGATAATGAAGGTTTATTAAGATTTTTAGCAGAAACACCTCAAGAATTAAAATCTAAAGAAGACTACGGCACCACTACAAATGTAACCTATGGTATTAAAAATATGGGGTCTATAAATGAGGATGGTTTAAATTTAATTTGTTCATACATATTAAAACCTCAGGGCCCTAATACGGATGACTTAATGTACCTCACTATTAAAGATCCAGAAGTATTAGAAGAAATGATTAAGTGGACAGAAGATGGAAACTTTGATAGTCTATCAGCCTTAATCATGTTAGTCTTATTTGAAGAGACTACTATTAAACCCAGTAAAAATATTGAGCAAGAAAAACGAAAAGATTTTGCTCAAGAATATTATATGACTAGATTAAATGATCTAGGATTTCGTAAATTTGCTACTTTACCCCCTTTAAAAGAAAATAATGAGTCTACACCGTCCTGAACAAAAAATAGCCAGCTCTAAGAAAACAAAAGAGTGGTATAAAAAGAATGTAGACAGTGCAGTCTTTATGACTCGTAGTGACTCTTCTTATTTAAACACTTGGAGAAACCAGCTAGAAAACTATAATTTATCCTTAGGTGTATTAGATGAGCGAACTATAATGATGCAAATAGACCCATCTAGTATAGGTCTTGAAGCTTTTCCAGTTAAACCTCGACATATAGGAATAGGAAATGCTAAACTTAATATTTTACTTGGGGACTATTTATCTAGAAAGTTTGAATTTAGAGTATCCATTTCAAACAGAGACGAAGAAGGAATTTCTACTAAGGAACAAGATTTAAAAACTCAACTCTTTCAAAAGCTAAACAACTTAATTACTCAAGCTCTTGAATCTGGTTCTATTACTCAGGAATATTTTCAAAAAGAAGTAGAAAAGATTAAGACTTGGATGAAGTATGATTACCAAGATATTAGAGAGATGGTGATGAATCAGCTTCTAAGTAATTACTACTTAAAAGATGATTTGCATTTAAAATTTACCCAGGGATTTTTATCTTTTCTTGTTATGGGGAAAGTTGTTTACTGGGTAGACAATTTTGGTGGAACTCCAGAAATTAGAAGACTACATCCATTATCTGTTACAACTGTAGGAGGTAACACTCCTTATATTCATGAAAAAGATTTAATACTTGTTCAAGTTTATAAATCTATTGGTCAAATTTATGATGACTACTCTGAAGAGTTGACTAAAAAAGATCGAGATATTTTAGAAGAGTGGAGAGCTGATTTTCTTCCAAATGGTAATTTAAGCTTTAGACATGAAGATAGGCTTTATGATAATTCTAGTATTTTTGATGTTGTACCTTATGATAATTATGATGTAGAGCACATGGCACCTCCTGTGAAGTTTTCAGATGTATCTGGATACGGATCGGTAATTGGTCGTACTATGAGGACTACTCAAAATGAAATTTTATGTGTAACAGTTTTTTGGAAGTCAAGAAGAAAAGTTGGTAAACTTGAATATATTGATGAATTAGGTATTCCACAGTTTGATTTTGTGAGTGAAGGTTATCAACCAGATGAGTTTAAAGGAGAATCAGTAAAGTGGTTTTGGATTAATGAATGGTGTGAGGCAACTAAAATTGGAGATAGCTCTTTATCTGGTGAGGGTATTTATGTAAATTGTAGACCTGTTAAAGCTAGTTCTAAGTCCTTAACAAATATTAGTTCTGGAATACCTCCTATCATAGGTTTAGAGGTAGACAGATCAGTATATGATAATATTAAAGAGTTAGACTTAAGTTATGATGTAACCTACTTTAAACGAGCAATGCTTATTGCTACTTACCAAGGTACTAAAACAGCTATTAACCAATCTATGTTACCAGAAGGAATTGACCCAAAACTTTGGTTACACATGAGTAATATAGATCAGATTTTATTATTAGATCCAACTAGAGAGGTATTTAAAGGGCCTGCTACAGGTAAAACAGCAGGATCTGTACTGAATACTTTTATTACTCAACAAGTTGAACTGGGTAGTAATCATGAAGCAATTCAGATGATGACTAATCAATTAGCTGATTTGGAATATACAATGGGAGTAATCTGTGGTATTCCAAAAGAAAGAATGGGAGATGTTGGAGAAAGACAGGCTGTGCGTAATACACAATTTGAAATTCAACAGTTTCAAAAAGCCACCGAATATATTTTTAGACTAGAGGAAAATTGTCGAAGACTAGTGTTTAAGAAGTTTGTGGAAGTTTTAAAAGTATTCCACAGAGATAATCCAATTGCCGGATCTTTCTTTTTAAGTGATATGGCACAAGAGTTTTTATATACCACTGATGAGATTGCAGAGTGTGAATACGATATTCATGTATCTAATTCATCAGAAGACACTAAATTGTTTGGTAGACTAGAACAAGCTGTAGATAATGCTATAGCTCAAGGAAGTGCATCTATTAGCACAATTTTAACTCTGAATTCTTCCGGATCATTACAACAAATTGCTAAAAAACTTCAGGAACAAGAAGCTGTGACGCATCAACAGGCTATGGAAATTCAACAGAAAAAAGACGAAGCTATGTTGCAAATGAAACAAATGGAATGGGAAGAGAATGAAAAACAGAGAAAGCATGAAATGGATATGCTTGAAAAAGAACTAGAAGTCAAAATTTTAGACATTCAAGTCTCAGCCAGTAATCAGGGAGAAAACTTTGATTTAATTGATGATACTCAAACTGATTTAGTAGACTTAGCACTGAAAGAAAGACAAATAAATGAGACTATAAGACATAATAAAAAGACTGAACAGGAGACGCAAAGAAGTAATATAATGAAAGAAAAAATAAGTCGAATTCAAAAAAAGAAGGCATCATCTACTAAGTAAAAGGTGCCAACACAATAATTCATATAAAACAACACAAAGTTTGTTATAATTTTACACCACCAACAAATAAATAATTATCATGAGTAGAAACAGTATAGATTTCTCAAATATAAAATTTACTGAGAGTTTTCAAGATCTCAGTGGAATTCATCTTTGCTGAGACCTTTTACAGTAATTAATTCATCTCTATACAAAGCCTCTAATACTTGCTCATCTTGTAAATCTGTGTCAGTTAAACTATCTAAACTTTGTAGATTACTGATAATATCTAATGCAACAACTTCATCATCAAAATACTCTTTTACATCTAAGAATTTTTTAACATAAGGATTTGCATC